GCCTTGGCCTTCGCGGCCGCGCGATCTTCCACGCGCGCCACGAATTCCACATTCTGCCGGCTGGCCGTGGTCAGGCGCTGCACGGCTTCGGCCATCAGCGCCACGGATTTCGGATCGCGCACATGGGCCAGCGCGGCTTCGCTGCCTTCCTCCGCGCCTTCTTCGGCGGATGCCAAAAAGTCGAACAGGAAGCTGTGCATCATCTCGATATTCAGCCGAGCGGTTTGGCTCTCTGGCGCATCGCCCAATTGCCGCACCAGCGCTTCAGATATCGCGCGGGACCGGCGCAGCCTTTCGCCAACCTTGTCCATTTGCTGCACGTGCCGGCCCAGCGCGCTGCGGCTGACTGTTACCTCCATGCCTTGCAGATGCGTCAGAATTTCATCCAGCGTGCGGCCCTGTTCGCGCAGCCGGCCAATGGCTTCGCGGATTTCGCCCGGCAGGCGCGCGATGGTGGAAGGCCGCACCATGTCTCAATGCCCCGGCAGCGGGCGCGCGACACCCGGATGCGGCCTGCCACCCGCAACATCCACACCATCTTCCGTGGCGCGCGCCACCCATATCACGCCATCATCCAATTTGCGGACCGTGATCAGCCGCTGATCCGCCAGCCAGGTCAGGTCACCGCGCAGCACATCGCGCGACACTTCATGGCCAAGCGACGCCAGCGCGCGCTTCAGCACCGTGTCATTCAACGCGTAATCATGATCTTCCGCCAAGGCGCGCAGGATGATCAGGCGCCGGTCTTCGGCCAGCAGCGCGGCGAAATCAGGCATTGGGGCTTCCTTTCTGCAACTGGTGGTGCACCAACAACCCCGTCTGGTGTTCCACCCGCGCGAGGATCTGACCCACGCCGCCGACGCGCTCCGCCACCACCGCGACCGCGCGATCCAGATCATTCACGCGGCTCTGTAGCGCGCTGAGATCATTATGAGACGGCATTTTCGCGAGGCGATCTTCAACCTCATCCACCCGCTGCGCCACCTTCGCCAGATCGCCACGCGCGGCAAAATCCCCCGCCAGCTTGAAGCGCAGAAACGCCAGAACAATACCGCCGACAATGACGGCGGTGGTCGCAATGGCGGCCAGATCGCGCCACTCCAAACTCACCATCATGCGTCATCCTCCACTTCCTTCACGGGTTGCGGAGGCTTCGGCGCCGGTGCGGGGAACCGCGCGCGGATCCGCGCCAATGCCTGGGCGCGGTAGCGTTCTTCCAGTTCCTGCGCGACATCCACGTTATCGACCATCACTCGTTCCTCGCTTCAACAATCTCTCGCACTCGGGCCAGCCTGGACCGGCAATCCTCACCGGCTTCAATCACATCCAGCAGAAAGCCCATCAGATCGGCATCGGATGTCATGGCGGGCACGCGCGGTTCATCGCGGCAGGTCAGCAGGCTTGGCGCCAGCGTCAGGCCGGGCGCTGGGCGGCTGGCTGGCGCGCAGCCGATCAAGGCCAGCAGCAACAGCAGGGCTGGCCACACAGGCCGAAGTGCGGTTCGCGGCATGGATGGTCCTTCGAATGGGTTCAATGCGTTCTTGTGTGGCAGCGGCAGCGGCGGCCTGGCGTTCGAGCGCGCTGATCACCTGCGCGCGTTCGGCCAGCGCTTGCTGCGCCAAGGTCAATTCCGCACGGGTTTCGGCAAGGCTTTCTTCGGCGCCGGCGCGGCGCCAGGCTTCCACGCGCCAGGCGGTGGCCAGGCCAAGCACCACCACCAGCAAGGCGCCCGCCAAATACGGCATGGCCGACTTCAGCAGCCAGCCTGTCAAACTCGCCATCATGGCGCGTCACCCTGGCGGCGGACGGAAGCGGTCGCGGTGCGGAAATCCAGCGCGCCAATCCCCATATAGCCGCCGACCAACCACGCGATCAGCGTCAGCGCTGCCGGCACCACAATGCCGGCGCTGACTTCGCTGGCATAGACGCACAAAAAAACCGCGACCCAGGCGGCGATGCAATTGCCGACCACCAGCGCCCGGCTGAAACTGCGCGATGATTTCGGGATGGCGGCCTCTGTCATGGGTAATGCCGCCGATCCAATTCGAAATGCGGACCATCAGGAAAGCTTTTCCAGTCGCCACCCCAGATGATCGGCACGTGCAGATCGTAGGCGGCCTGCTTCACGCAGAGGGCCAGCTTGTCATACAACGGCCAATCCCAGCGCACTTCGCCATTTTCCGGAACGCCATCGCCATCATCCAGCCAATAGCCAAGGTCCACCGCATGGCCGGTGATGTGCCGGCTATGCAGCGTGCGCGATGCGCCGGCGGCGACAAGCTTGGCCTGGCGTTCGGGTGTGCGCAGCCCTTCCAGCACAATGAAGGGCGTGAATTGCCGCGCCACCTGAACCACCTGCACCAAATCGGGGTGCACGCCGATCAGGCGTTCATGGTCGCGCGGCAGTAAAAGGTCAGGAAGGGCGTCGTCCGTCATGGCCGCACCATCGCGCGCGCGCGGCGATCAGGTCATGCGGACGCATGTCCGCACGGATTATCGGAAGAAGTCGCCTTGCGATGCGGTCAGGCCAGCATCAGTCAGAATGCGCCCAACCGCGCGTTCCGTGATGCCAAGCTTCCGCGCAATGGCGGGATACGTCATGCCTGCCGCGCGATATTGCCGCACGCGCCAGGCGCGCGCGATCGGCACCAGGATATGTTCGCCGCCGAAGGCTTCCCCCAGGCGGCGCGCTTCGGGCAGCGGTAATGCAAGCCGCGCGGCGGAATTCTGATTGATGTCTTTGGGCACATAAACCCGCGTCCCGCCATGCGCTTCAATCATGCTGAGCGCTGCATCAGCGCCGATGATGTTGCTCAGCCAATGGATTTCGGCCGGGGCGGGCAGCGAGCATTTGATCATTGCGGAAATGCTTGCGCGGGGCGGGCGGGTTGGGTGATAAGGGCTGGCGTTTCAACGGAGGAACAACGATGCGCCGCGCCATGCTTTTCAGCCTGTTCACAGCACTGATGATTTCGACCGCGCATGCACAAAGCGCGGAACCGGCCCTGCCTGATTGGGACACGCGCGCCCATTGCGAAAGGCAGAACCGCATCCTGCAAACCGAAAGCGCAGTGCTTTTGCGTTCTTGCCTTGACCAGGAAGAACGCGCGGCCAATGGCCTGCGCCGCGAATGGGATGCCTCGCCGCCAGCGGCGCGCCGCACCTGCCTGCGCCAGCAACAGATTTTGAATATGGCCAGCTACTTCATTCTGAATTCCTGCATTCAGATGGAAAACGGCGCCACGCGCGATCTTCAGCGCCGCTGACCGCACCCCCAATCCCCGCGCCACCTTGACAGAAAGGCATTCCCCATGCGCCGCGCTTTCCTTTCGTGCCTGCTGATCCTTACGCTGCTGCTGCCAGCCCTTACCACGGCGCAGCCCGCGCCGCCCGTTTGGGGGCGCAGCACCGACACCTTCACCGAGTCCTTTAACGATGCCGCGAAGAAGCAGCGGCTGCGCTACAATATCCCCTCGGTCATCTGCGCCATGGGCAACACCATCGAATGCGATGCGCAGACCGGCTTCCTGCCCTTGAAGCTGCGCGCTTCCAATAACCCGGAAGCCCTGCGCGAAGTGGCCATTCCCTACACCGGCAACACCCCAATGGTGCAGGTCATCGGCATGACGCACATGGTCTTGGAAGCCCTTGAACCAAGCATCAATGAGCAAGAACGCCGCAATGCCGTGCTTGGCATGTTCGGCATTGGCAATGCGCCCAAAAACGCAACCCCGCAGGTCGGCCAGACACGGATGCGCATTCGCGATGGCTTTCGCGGCGGCGAAGTGCAGTTCCAATTCGTCCCGCAGCCCTGACATCACTGCCACACCTTCAGGCTGAGCGCGGCCAGTAGCCGTTCAGCCGCTGGCAGCCGGGCCAGCACCCGCCGCCATTGCCGCAGCCTTTGCCGGTGGCGCCACGCGCGGTAGCTCATGGCGCAGCCTGCACCGCGTAGGCGTTACACCCAGCGCACAAGCGATTGCCGATATGGGCGGACGGAAACGCTTCGCGGCAGCGCAGGCATATGCGTGAAAGCGCAGTCGGCGCGTCTGACTTGCCGCGAATGCGGCGCATGGAATGTGCGGGCACCGCATTCCGCCGCATGGAACAAGCAAGCTTCCAATCGCCCTGGGCACTGCGGATCGCGATGATGCGCGCGCCGTCACGCTCCAGCGTCCAGAGGCATCTTTCCTGCCCTAGATCGAGCAGCCGATAGATATCGTTGTACGGGACACCGACCACGCGCGCGATATCCGTTACGCGCGGCATGGGCAGCCCCTGTCCTGCAAGCCGCTTGAATTCCTGAAGCAGGTTATCCAGCCGCGTGTTGGGGCGCGGAGCATTCATCACGCGGCCTCCTTCATCAACCGCGCGCGCCAGGCCTTCAGCCCTTCCAGCACACGGTTCGCCATGGCGGCGGTCAGGAATTCGGCGCTGTCAACACCTTCGGGGTGCGCTTCCGTCTTCGTCTGCCGGCGCACAAAGGCGCGCAGCGCCGCTTCATCACCCCGGCCTTGCAGCTTGCAGATATCCGCCCACACGGCGTGGATCATGCGGATTTGCGGTTGCGCGCTGCGCTTGGCGGCAGGCTTCGCGCGCCAGCCCAGCCGGGCGAATTCGCGCAGCACCGCGTCAAGCTGGTCCACCCGCATCTTGCCGGCGCTATCCATGCCCGTGATGCGTTCCAGAATGGCGCGGTAGCTTTCCTCGGCTAGCGCCAATTGCTTCTTCGCCAGATGGATTTTTGCGATCATCGCGCGGCGGTCCTGGGTCATAGGCCAAGCCCCCGCGGAGGCGCGCGCAGGCGCTTCACGTGGCGGTCAAAGTCCGCCTCCAAGCCCCTCGCCTGCACCAAATGCAGATACTGACGGTCCGCGAAATACCGCTGCTGCGCGGTGCGCATTTCAAGCGCCAGCAGCGCCAAGTCGCGGATGTCTTGCGCATCGGCCTGCGCCACCAATTCCTGCCAGTGCCGGTCAACGGTGCGGGGCATCATGGCGCACTCTCCACCGGCCCTAAACCCAGCACCACATAGCCCATTTCAATGCCGAATAGCCCAGCGCCAGCATCCCCGCCCGCGAGAATATAGGTCACGCGCCGGCTCAGCTTCACTGGTTGACCCATCACTGTCGTGAAAGCTTGATGTTCCGGCTCCCACCTCAGCAGCGTTACGATGTCACCTACACGAAACGCCCTGTCATCGCGCCGGACTTCGAATGTCTTTCGGCCATCCGCCACCGCATCGAAAAATTCTGGCCATGCCTTCAGGCTGTGGACTTCGTAGCTTTTCTTGATCATGGCGTGACTCATGGCGCGCTCTCCACTACCGTGCGCAGCATTGCCGGATAAACATCAATGAAAAGCACGCGCACTTTCAGGGCCTCGCGGAGTTCCGTGGCGTATTGCTGCCGCACCCAATCGCGATGGAATGCGGTCGGCGCATACCAGCAGGCGCGTTCGTCACCTTCTCTGCGGCCCTGCCGCAGCGGCATGATCCAGCGCACAAAATCCGCATCACTGATCCGCCCGCGCGTGCCTGCGCGCAGCGGATGCTCTTCATCCACCTGGCGCGGCGCGGCCTCCGGCGCCGGCGCCTGCACTGTCTGGTAATCCAGGAACCGGCGCTGGCGCAGGAAGGTCGCGGCATGCACCACGAAGGCCGCTTCAATCTTTTGCGCGAGCACTTCATCGGCATAACTTGCCGCCGCGCGTGCCAGATCATCCGGCGCCGCGCCATCCTTCACGGCGCGCGCATAGGCCACTTCGGCCAGCGCGCGCGGGTTTGGTTTCCGGGCCGGATACGCCTCCCAGAAAATCTCGAAGTCATCACGCAGATGCTTCGGCAGGCCATCTTTGGGGAAAAGGGCGCGCTGCATGGTTCAGCACCACAACTCGCGCGGTCCACGGCCATTATATCGGCGCGCGAGCCCTTCCTGGATAAGCACATGCGCGACATTCATGCCGCGCGCATCAAACACCACGGCCAGCACGCGGCCATAGCGATCATGCCCGTGGCGTTCCACCGTGAAGCCATCCGCCAGCAGCTCCGCCAGCCGCGCGCGCGCGCGTTCGGCAAGCGCCTGTTCTGCCGGGCAGCGGTGATGCACCTCCGGCGCATCCAGGCCCATGATGCGAATGGTCTGGCCGCGATGCACGATGGTGTCGCCATCAATCACCCGCACCGCTTCAGCGGCGGCAGGCATGGCCAGCGCCAACAGCAGCGCGGCGGCGATTTTAAGGTGGCGGATCATGCGGCGTTCTCATTCGCGGGCTTCACCCGCGCCGCTTCGGCCTGGGCGCAGATCATGATGGCGGCATACCCCGCCTGATCGGCCCGCTGCGCTTCGCGTTCCGCGCGCGGGCGCGTGGCGGCGGCCACACCGGCATCAAAGGCTGCGGCGACAATGCGCTTCACCACCTGGTCAAGCGGTTGGGTGTTGTTGCTCATGCCGCCATCTCCTTCTGGCCCACGGGTTCAATCACAAAACTCTCGCCCGCGCTTTTGATCGTCACGCCGGGAATTTTCGATGCCTGTTCTGCGTTCGCCAGCATCGCCTCGCGGTTGATTTCCACTTTGGTGCGCAGGAATTCCTCGCCCTTTTTCTCCATCAGGTAAGCCAGCACCGCTTCCTGCCCCTTGATCTGGACGCTGGGCGGCGCCTGGCGCCACGCGATGGTGCCATTATTCATCCGCACGGTCTTGGTTTTGCCGCCATCGGTCAGGGCATGCCGGTTCGCTTCCGCCCAAAGCTGCAACCCACGGAACAGCCGGTCGTGTCCTTCGGCCAGCTTCGCGCTGGATGCTTCGATTTCAGCCGTCACGCGGGCCACGGCTTCCGCCAGCGCGGTTTTGTTCAATTGGATTTCGCGCTGGATACTGCCGATCCGTTCCAGATAGGCTTCCGCTTCATCGCGATCCCTGGGTGGCGTCGCGGTTTCTGCCGCGCGCTTATTTTTGGGCATGGGGTGACTCCTTCAAAGGGGATTTTGGAATGGTGTTCGCCCGCGCCGCATTCGCGCGCCGAGGGCTTTTCTGCACCCGGCACAGCGCCGGGAAATTGTGGCGATGGAAGGCTTCCGCCGCGTAGGACCGGAATGATGCGCCGCAGCTGCAACGCATGGCTTCACTCCAATGCCGCGCGCTCATGCGAACACCGCCCGCACTTTTCTGATCCGCTCACGCAGCGGTGCGTCCCAGGCTTCGCGCGCCCACACCGCATTGAAGGCGTGGCGCACTGTCGCATGGTCTTTGCCGAAGGCGCGGGCCACGCGCTGGATGGACATGCCAAGGCATTCCACGCACAGCGCCATCGCCACCTGCCGCGCCAGCACAACATCGCGGTCGCGCCGGCCAGAAGTGATGGTCAGCACCGGCACGCCGAAGGCATCGCTGACGGCATGCAGCACGTCATTGATCGAACCTGCAGGCACAGGCGCTGCCAATTCGCGCGTATTGGTCTCCAGCGCGCGCACCCGGCGGCTCAGCAGGTCCACCTGATTGCGCAGATCAGCCAAGGCGCCGGTCGTCATCACGCGGCCTCAGCGATCAGCGGCGCGCCGGCAGAAAGCCGTTCCCACGCCATCCTGATATGCGTCTCAGCCACCGCTTCCGCGCCATCGGCACTGGCCAACATGTGGGCCATGCGCAGCACCTTGGTCAGGTTGCGCAGCGCGCCGGGGCGCTTGGCAATCGCCAGCAGCATCGCGCGTTCTTCCTTGCCGGCGATATCCCAGGCATCCATCAATTGCTCGATATCGCCCTTCAGCGCGCGCGGGCGGGCAAGCCGCATGCCGACGCGTGAGAATAGCTGCGCGAATTGTGCGGCGCGCGCGCCACCTTCAAGCCGGGCATGCACGGCTTCATTGCCCATCAGCGCCATGCCGATATCGGCAAGGTCGTAGAACATGCGCAGCTGATCCAGCGTCTGGCTGGTCAAGTGTTGTGCCTCATCAATCAGGATCAGGCCCTGGCTGCCTGTCATGCGCCGGGTCAGGCTGCGTGAAAGCTGCTGCGTGGACATGCCGCGCGAAGGCACACCAATCGCCTCCGCCAAATACTCCAGCACCGCGCGCGGGGTGGACATGGTGGGCTCAGCCGTGATCAGCCACACATTGGTGTTGCGCTGTGCGTATGCGCGGCCCGCGCTGGTTTTGCCCACGCCAGGGCTGCCCGTGATCACCACGAATTCCGGCATGTATTGCGCATGTTCCAGCGTGGCCAGGATGGCCTCTGCCGTCGGCGTCGGCAGGAAGCCCGGCGCTTTCGGCGCCAGTGCCCGCGTGCGATCCGCGGCTTGCTGGCCATCCAGCCATTGGCTTGCCTTCTCAGCAATCGGCGCCTGCCGGCCGCGATAGGTATTGCCCATCCAGCTCGAAAAGGTGCCGTAGGGAATGCCCACCTGGCGCGCCACATCGGTCATGGCCAGGCCGCGTTCGGCCATGGCACTGCGAATGCGCTGGCGCAGCGCATCCATGTCGTCAACGTCAACAATATGGTCGGTCATGTTCGTCTTTCGCTTGGGGATGAGCCGAGGATCACGCCTCGGTGTCGTCAGTGTGCAGCAAGCGCAGATGCGCGGACGCCTGGCCCTGCCGCATGCTGGCGCGCGCCGCCACGAACAGTCTTTCGGACCGCGCTTCCGAAGTTTCTTCCTCCATTTCCGGTTTGGGTTTCAGCGCCACCGCGCCACGGAAAAGCGGGCGCACCACTTGCGGTGCGGGTGGGTCTGGAATGTCGCGCTGGGCGGCGGCGATATCGCGCGCAAGCTGCTCTGCGCTGATGCGCGCTTCGGCATCGGCCAGCAGCTTCAGGCCACGGCGGCGCTGGCGCACGGCGGTGGCGGTGCGGCGCGCGGCTTCCGTGTCACCAAAGCCCTGATCAGCCCAGCATTCAGCGGTGCAGAAGTAATCGCCATTCGCCAGATAAACGTGAAGCGGCGCATGCAGCTTGTCCGGGTCAAACCGGAGCGCAACGTTGCGCCCGCGCAATTCGACCAGCCGCGCATCATGGTAGCGATTCCCCAGCAGATGGATCGTGCCATCGCGGCGCACGCGCACTTCTTCCGCTGCCAGCAGAAAGATGCGCCGCTGCGCTTCCGTCGCGCGCGTGATCGGCGCGGTGGCGTAGCTTTCGGCAAAAGTGTCATCGAAGGACCGCCCCCGGCAATTCAGCGCGGTGCGACCAGGCCGGGCGTTATGTTCCGCGATGGCCGGTTCCAGCACCGCCAGAAATTCCGCCAGCGGCACGGATTTTTTGCCGTAATCGAAAGGCTTGTCGGTGGGCTTGTTGCCGGTCCAAGACCCGACAAAAGCCGGGTGCCGCGCCACATCGCGGGCAAGGTCACCAAAGGCGCGCTCAATCGGTTTTGACTGGCCTGAGAACGGCTTCGCCCAATGCACCGCCACGCCAAGGCTGGCAAAGATGCCAAGCGGTTCTTCTTCCCGCACCTTGAAGCGAAAGCGCCGCTTCAACCCGCCGCTCATGGTCTTATTGGCAGCGGCCAGCGTGTTATCAATCGTCACCGCGCCGGGGATGCCGTATTTTTCGACCACATCACTGAATGCCAGCCGGAAAGTGTCGCCGGTTTCGGCCTGCGCCACGCGATAGGTCAGCAATTTCCCCGAATATAGATCCTGGAAGAACACCGCCATGGGCCGCGCCACCGTGCCATCCGGCCACTTCACAAACACATCGAATTTATG